TGGTAGATCATTCGAACACGGCGGAGGTATGGATGTCTACGGATGCCCGGACATCTGGATCGAAGCAAAGCGTACAGAAAAATTCAAGGTCTACCCTAGTATAGAACAAGCAGAGAACGGTATCGCCGCAAAAGGTTCAGGAGATATTCCCGTAGTATTCAATAGACGTAATCAAATGAAGACAGAAGATAGTGCTGTTGTAATGAGATTAGGTGATTGGATCAAACTCTATCGAGCATACCTAAAAGCAAAAGGGTATAAAATAAAGGACGACTTTACCAAATAAAATCTACATATTATAGGTAGGAGATTTTATGAGATGAACGTATTTATACCACTGGTACTTGTCTGTTATATGGGCAGTGGATGTGTGACGGGGTATCATTATCAAGCTGAGTTTGATACGTACGATGAATGTGTTAGTTTCATAATGGATGGATGGAAAGAAGATGTTATTAGTAGTTTATCAAAACAAGGCATCCCTTTCTCATATGAATTTAATTGTGGTGAGTTCAATCCCAATGAGTTCAAAACTAAACTAGAAACAAAGGTGTAGTATGAATTATAACAAAGACAAATCAAACATTCAGTTGCAAAACGGATCGTTTAAAATTCCAGTTCACAAAGAAAAATTTATTCCAGTACGTTCAGCAAAACAACCAACAACAACCCTACTAAATCCTATGTCTAAAACTATTAGGATCAAAACAATAAAGGTAGTCTAATGGAATACAGAGATGCACCCCAGAGAATTGTAGGAGTTAACGAAGGTGTAAAATTATTACAGCGATTTATCATCGTCTACAAACCTACGACTGGTGGTAATGTAAACACTTGGGCAAACTCAGGTGGAACAAGTTTCCCAACTCCAGAGTATAGAACCACAACAAATATACTTAGACCGGGTGGTAATTTCTTTACACAAAAAATTACACCTTCTTCAGATAACACAGCTATCTCAGTAAAATTTCTTGTTTGGTCTAATGGTATGCAGAACATTGAGTTTTGGTATAACTCTTGGGGTAAAGATGTAACTGGTATTATTCGTCTAGATATGGCGGCAACATACTATACGCTTTCCGTAGACCTACCATCTGGCAGTAACATTTCAGATGGACTTGATCAAATACCTTCTTACTCTTGGAATAGTGCGGCTTTACCACAACCTTATCAACTAAGTGGAACAAAGTCTTATGTCTATCCACACTGGATGAAAGTAGAAGAGTGGGAGAATGGAGACCCTAATCATCCCCAAGTTAAGTATTGGACAGACCCCGGTCACGATGGTGTCCAATCAAATCAAACTCACCCAATGAACCACACAACTGGTAAAACATATGTAATGCAAGAAAAATTTAATTCTGATTACGCACCAGATTATACACTAAAAAAAGATGGGTCTATGGTAGAGGGCGAACCATCTAAGGGAGAGGTCAATCGAGATGGAGGATATGACTAATGCCTGAGACAGCAATGATTTGGAACGCAATACTAACAATCGCCGGAGGATCATTGGTCTGGTGGATAAGAGGAGTGTCTATGAAAATAGATAGTATCGAGAAAGAAGTCTACGATACACGTACTGAGATGGCAAAAGAATATGCTAGTAAAAAAGATTTACGTGTAGGTATGGACGACTTGGCGAAAAGGTTTGATAAATTAGAAGAAAAGATAGATACTATTCTTTTAAAAGTTAAAGTTAACGATTAGAAAAAGGAGAAACATATGCCTAAAGTAGGTAAAAAAAAGTTCCCTTATACTGCCAAGGGGAAAGCAAAAGCAAAAGCTTATGCCAAGAAGACCGGCAAAAAAATGAAATCCAAAAAGTATTAGAAAGGAGAGACCATTATGCCAATGCGTTCTACTTACAAAAAGTCCAAAGCTATGAAGCAAAAAGGACAAGCTAAGAAGACTAGTGCAAAAGCTATGAAGTCTAGCAAAGTTGGAATACGAACTAAAGCTCGTATGAAAGCTTCTAGACGTAAGAGTTTAGCTAGGTCTTAGTGCGATCACGAAAAAAAAATGTCAGTCGTGTGGGAAAGTACTATCCCTAGACAAGTTCTATCTTGAGATAAGAAAGAACGGACAAGAATATCATCGACCTTCGTGTGGTGTGTGTCTTACTAAACGCAGACGTTTACGCTATTGCCGCACACCTGAAGGATATCTTCGTAGACTAGTCAGTCAACTTAAATCACGAAGAAGAAATCAATTCATTAAAATAAATTTTACCAGTGAAGATGTATTAGATTTGTATCATCAGCAAGATGGTAGATGTGCAATCACTGGTGTGCGTATGACACATATTGCATCAACCGATGGTATGCGATCATTCAGTAGAAATCCACACAATATATCAATCGATAGAAAGAGGGGGACAAAACCTTATGTTTTAGATAACATACAATTAGTGTGTAAAAGAATTAACTTAATGAAACACACTATGAGTGAAGGAGAGTTTAAATTATGGTGCAAAAGAGTGATACGACATCAAACGTAATACCATTTGTGACAGAGATACCTATGCCATTGGTAGAGGTGGCTCCTCGATCTGTATTATTTCACGTACCTTTGAAAGACAAGGAAGGTAAAACGCAATGGTATGGTATACAATTATCGCCGGAAGAAGCGATGCTCACGGGATCACAACTCATACAAGGTGCTGATATGTCTACTGATATGGAGTTAGATAGTTAGGGAGACACCGGGGAACAACGATGCCTCCTAATAGTCTATGTACTTTTTTGATTGTTAATTGTCAGGGCAATATGTCGCAATAACTCTCAACCCTTCTAATACACCTTCATTAATATAATATCCGTGGCTCATAGGATCGCCTTTAATTTTTTCCCACGTGTGTGTAGTATTTTTTTCTCTCCAATATTCAAAGCTATCTAAACAACCCATACCTTTTTGGTAAGGTACGGGATGATACAATAAACCTTTACTTGTTATTAGTATTACGATTAATGTTTTCATTTTTCATTCTTTCTCTTTTATTTTTGGTATCAAAGAACCTTTGATTGTTGAGTGTAGCAACAGACCTCTTGCCTTTTACAACTCTAGGATCATCACTATTTACGTAGCCACGTAATAGAACACCTAGTCCACTTTTGATTTGTTCTTTTTCTCCCACGTTATTTGTACCTCTCCACCCAATGCTTGAACTAAAGCTACAAAATTACCAAGCAAAGGCTCGTGTCTTCGCCAAGATCGTAAGGTGCTTTCAGATAGACCTGACTTCTTAGATATAGAACACATAGTCACCCCTCGTTTCTTTGCTTCTTCAAAGAATTGGTCAACTAATCTTTTCCTCATAGGGTTAACATTCCTTTGATATTATTCTTGGCTCTACTCTCAACCCAACCTCTGTATCGCATTGTCTGAGATATATCCTTGTGTCCAAGCAGTGTCTGAATATCGCCGATATCTGCTCCGCTCTTTGCCAATAACCAAGCAAACGTGTTGCGAAGATCGTGAACTCTAACGTGTCGCCGGACACCAATACCCCTCAATATTGATCGCAAGTTTTTATTTAATATCGCCGAACTTACCTCATCAAAAATAGAACCATAAGAATGACGTGATAATATTTCTTTCAATGGCTCGTAATAAATAGGTATAGACCTAGAGTTAGTCTTGAATTTCCCGGAAATGCTAGGACGTTTGACGAATATCGCCGAATTAGTTTTGTCATAATCAGAAAAATTAAGGCGAAAAAGTTCGGATAGACGCACACCCGTAAGTGTGAGTGTTGTATATATGTCACCAAAGTGTTGCATTTTTGCAACGATTAGGAGCTTCCTGACTTCTTCCTGATCCAAATGCTCGTCACGGGCATCGTCTACGCTTGGATTATAGATACGGGGTATCTGATATCCACGTGATCTGTTTGCATAGTTGATTACAGAATTGATAGTATTTCTGTACCTTTTGAGTGTTGAGGGTGAGTGATGTTTGTATAGGTCTGTGAAGTATTCGTTGATAGCTACAATATCTACGTTGTTCAAACTCATACTTCTGAATGGTTTGAGGTTCTTCAGTGTTCTGATCTCGGTAGGATTATGTTTACCCTGCATTACTTCGTCTACGATTTCTCCGATGGTAGGATGTCTATCGAAGTAAGTACCATCTGCGATCTCTTTCTCGATCGCTACTCGCATTTTCTCTGCCTCTCGCTTATACGTCAGAGGAAGTTTTGTCGTCTTTCTTATTCTCTTTCCCAAGAACGTCCCCATTATCCATAGGGTTTTGTTTCGTTTCTTTACTTTTAACATTAAATTCTCCATTATTTTCAAGTTCAGTTAAGTATTCATCCAAAGGCATAGACACATCATCCGGCATATCGGATATGGTTCTAAAGGTTCCATTGGATAGTTGGACTAGTATTGTCCAATTCACACATTTAATATCCATTACTTATTCCTTTCTAATTCTTCAAGATGTTCAACAAGCATATCCAAACCCTTGCACACACCATTGTGTTCTGCTTTGGTATGGCTATCGTT